CAGAGTCCTGCCTTCCTCGTAATCCTGCCTTCATATAACTAGTAGCTCGTCCTTCAAAGAAGTTCTGATGCTCAACACCCATGACTTCATCAATCCAAGTAAGAGGGTTTTCTTTCTGGTCATAGTTAGTTTTTAATCCTAGTTGTAACAAACGTCTGTCAGCAATGTATCTATTGTAAGCATACATATCCTGCTTAGTAAGTCCTTCTAGGTCACCCATCTCAAACACTAGGTCAAGGAACTTATCTTCAAGCTCTACCATTTCTCTACATATTTGATATAGCTCTCCTTTAAAATCGTCAGTCCATATCTCAATGTTCTCTTGGATAAACTCTCTAAACAATTTAGTCATAGCTTCAACATGCATAGACTCATCACGGATAGAGTAAGTAACAATCTGACCCATGCCTTTCATCTTACCAAAGCGTGGGAAGTTTAACAGGATAGCAAAGCTACTGAATAATTGTAGCCCCTCTGTAAACGCTGAGTATACTGCTAGTGTTTTAGCAATGGTTCTCTTATCAGACTTAAGAGGTTTAAATGTACCCACGTAATCATGCTTGTCTGCCATCTCTTCATACTCTGAGAAAGCTTTGTATTCTATCTCAGGCATTCCAACTGTATCAAGTAACAAGCTATACGCATCTTGGTGTATAGATTCCATGTTAGCAAAAGATGACATCATCATCCTAGCTTCGGGCTTCTTAAAGATAGGCATGTACTTATCAATGTATCCTGATGCTACGTCCACATCTGATTGAGTAAACAACCTAAAGATTTGTGTCAGTAAATGTTTTTCTTCTGGTGATATATCCTGCCAGTCTTTAACATCTGTATGCAGTGGTACTGATTCTGGCATCCAATGCATTTGGTTTTGTAGTTTGTAATACTCATACATCCAAGGGTATTCAAACGGTTTGTAATAGTCTCTAGTTTTTAATAAGCTCATAGTTTTTCCTTAACCCTCACAGGCTATACATTCCACATCATCTAAACGAATACGTGGTATTTTAGTGTTTACGTTCTCTACGTTTCGTGCCGCATTAGTTCTAAAGTAATACAGCGATTTTAGTTTGTTCATCCCATACCAATGAACATCATTCACATACTGCATGTAGTCATTGTGTATCTCTTGTGACTCTGTGCTTTTAGGTATAGTAAAGAATAGGTTGACTGATTGTGCCTGACATATAAACTTCTGTCGTTGGTAGGCATGTTCAACAATCCATATCTGATTTATTTCATTAGCAGTTTTAAATATTTCTTTTTCTTTATCATCCAATACATCTAGGTGTTGAACAGAACCTTCGTTAGCTATAATATCTTTCCAAATTTTTTCTAGTTCCTTATCCTTTAACCCTTTAGACTTAAAAACTTTTTCCAGATATTTATTCTTAACTTGGTAGCTTCCTGATAAAGTCTTATGAGTATAGCAGTTAGCCCTATAAGGCTCAATACTAGGGGAAGTACCACTACATATAATACCACTACTAGCATTAGGAGCAACAGCCAACAGGTTAGTGTTTCGCTTACCTGAACCATGTACATCAGGAGCTTCTCCCCTTTGGACAGCAAGTTCTTTAGTAGCTTGCGTAGCTTTTGATTTAATATAAGTGAATGCTTTATGGTTGAACCCAGTTGCAAAGATACCTTCAAAAGGTATGTTCCTACTTTGGAGATAAGCATGAAAGCCCATCGCACCCAATCCGATACTGCGTTCCCTATATGCCGAATACGCAGACTTAGTAAATCCTTCCTTACCTGCTCTAACATATTTCTGAAATCTTTTAAAGTTTGCACTGTAATCTCCTAACTGTGTTGTGTCTATAGCATTGTCAATATAATGTTGTAATATATTGTCAAGCATTGTTACTAAATCTTCGATGAAGTTATCATCCTTAGACCACAAATCAAAGTGCTCTAAGTTCACAGACGAGAGACAACATACTGCTGTTCGTTCTTCGTTGGTAGGTAAAGTAATCTCCGAACAAAGGTTACTCTGTTGTATCTTTAATCCTAAATCTTTCTGTGACTTGGGTAATGCCTCGTTACATGTGTCAATGTTAATCATGTAAGGCTCACCTGTCTCTGCTCTGGCGTGGATAATCTGCCACCATAAATCTCTAGCGTTTACTATCTTAACAGCTTCGTTAGATTTAGGGTCAATCAATCTCCAGTCTTCATCTTTCTCAACAGCTTTTAAGAATGAGTTAGTAATGTTAATACCGTTGTGAAGATTAAGATTCTTCCTGTTAATATCACCGCCTGATTCTTTACGCATGTTAATGAACTCTTCAATCTCTGGGTGAGAGATGTCCATGTATGCGGCATAACTTCCTCGTCTTGTAGTGCCTTGATTAAAGGCTAACATCTGTGAGTCTACAACGTGGAGGAAAGGAATGCTTCCAGTAGAACGAGAGCCATGAGAAGTTGAAACACCGTTGCTCCTAATATCGCCCCAATATCCACCGATGCCTCCACCACTACTTGCGAGCCATACGTTCTCATCATAGTGAGCAGATAAACCACCCCTACTGTCAGGAACGTAATTGAGAAAACAACTGATAGGAAGCCCACGGCTCGTTCCCCCGTTACTAAGTATAGGAGTACTGAACATGAACCAACGAGAGGAAGCGTAGTTATACAACCTTTGAGCCAGTTCAAAATTTGTTTCCCCTTTGAAGGTTGCTCCGTAGACTGCGGCTCTTGCGAATGCTTCTTGTGCATGTGTTTCTTTCTCCCAAAAATATCTATCTTTTAATGTGTCAAGACTAAACTTATCAAATGTTTCTTCTCGGTTATAATCTATCTCAATTCCTAAGTAAGGCTTAGTTCCTGTCTTATCTTCCGTCATTAGTTGATTCCTTACCAGTGTTTTTTCGTTGTTCATAAAGAGCTATTATAGCATAGTGTATAATCTTAAGCAAGTCCATTTCAGATTTACCATTCTTTTTTCCGTACCTCATAGCGTACTTCATAATGTTACCTATACAAAAACTTTCTCCGTGTCCTGCATCTAGTATCATATCCGTTGCTTGATACTTACCACCAGAGTAGTGTTGGGCATAGGTTTTGTTTACATATTCTATTATGTCTTTTATAATCTCATCTTCTTTAAATTTATAGTTCATTATTTTTCCACTCATGAGGCAAACTTTCTTCGTTGTACCATTTAAAATTATTAGTCTCAGCCCACTCAGCGTGGGTTCTTTTAGTTCCATCCTTTCTTTTCTTGGCGGCTGGCATCGGAGCAAAGGGTTTTTGAAATAAGAATATTAACTCATAGTTCTTAGGCAAAGCCGTCCGTATATGAATGTACTTACTGTACTCTGCAAAATCCCAGAACCTTCCTTTAGCCTCAAGCAATATAGTCTTACCCTTTATCTTCTTTACAAAGTCAGGCTCATACTTATGCTTTATTATATAGTCAATGTTATCCCAGTGATGCTCCCATTTTTTTAAGATGGTGTCATGTAGGATAGCTTCCCACATGCTATCATATCCTTTAGGGACATTAACTTTTTTAGGTCGAGGCTTTCTTGGTACTCGTCTAGACATTAACAATAGAGGAGTCGTAGTTTTTAACTAGCTTCCAATATGTTAAGATAGAATTAAACATGGCTATATGTTTAGCATGTGATTCATCGTCCCACTTATGACAAGATATCAACCCTGTGTCTTCTCTGTCTACAAAGATAGAAACTCTTTGTGGGTTATCAAAGCCACACCCTTGAGCATAAGCAGATAACTGCATACCATGTTCATCATACACTAATTTAGCAGGGTCTTTACCTTCTAAGTTATCCTTTGTTTTAAAGTCAACAAAGATACCAGACTTAGAATATAAATCTATCTTACCACCATACCCTGAGTCAGCACAAAAAGAATCTTCTGCTATCCATTCTTCATTAGGAAAATGTTCATCAAGATATTTCTTGATAGCTTCATAAGGCTCACTAGTAAAAGTACCTAAGAAACCATTCTCAATTAAGTCATGGATTTGTGTCCCCCTTTCAGCGGCTTTCATACCTACCTTCTTGGAGTCGTACTTACAACGAGAAGCAAAGACATCAAACGATTCATCTTCCTTACGTTCTAAAGTAAGTGCTGAGTTTAAAGCCTGATTTATTTTCCAGTTCTCTAAGGACGGCTTGGCTATCATACCTAAGATGGTAGTAACGGAAGGAACTAAGCTAAGTTTCTTAGCATCTCTAAGTGTAGTATTCCTTTGCTTACCGTTAGCCCCAATCAAAGTATACTTAGGGTCACCCTCTTGTGTATACCAATGTCCTGACTCAGCCGTGAATTTATTATAGCTGTCTAATTTAGAACTGTCAACAAGTTCTTCAGTTTTATTTATCATTTTGTTCTGCTTCCTTGAATGCTTTAATAACATCCGATGAGAATAATTTCTGTAGGTTTACAAGAAACATCTTACTTGCTTTGTGGTCACCACCTCGCACAGTTTTAAACGTATCTAATTTATCTACGATTGTTCTAAGTACATCTGTTTTAAATACCAGTGTACAGAATTCGTTATCACCTACACATAAGTTATGAAACCAG